TGCTTCCTGATTCACAGTTTCTTTGTTTTCCATATAGACCTCCTATGAGTAAAAACCTCGTTTTAGTGGCACGAGTTGCCGTTTTTGTATTAAAAAAGCACCCCTTAGGATGCTTAATTAACGTCTATCTCTTCCGCTTCGGAATCGTCTAATTCTTTATGTTTCTCGTAAGCAGTGCGTTTCTGCTCATTTATCCGCTCTTTGTTATTAGCATAAGCCTGACGGCGCATATAATTGAGTTTTTCCTCTTCTGTATCGCCTTCTGCGCTGTCGTACATTTTTTCATACTTATCCGGATTGTAAGCACTATAGGTTGTATCCTTATTATGCTTAGTAGCATAAGCACAATCGCAGTTGCCATGTATATGCTCTGCATGACCTCCAGCTAATGCTTTCGCTGTTGCCCTTTGCCATCCCTCCGCCGCAATACTTAAGCAGAATGGGCAAGTATCACCCATTGGAATCCATGCATAATATGCTTTATCGCGGATTGCATTCTGCAATGTGGTGTCCTGTCCGGTTCTTTTTACAAACCTTCCAATTGCGGAGGCCGTTACCTCTGCCAACATAAAGCCCAGCGTACCATTCACCGCTTTTGCGACCTCTGATAGTTCGGCGGTAGGCGCTGGATCAGCAGGCGGAACTGTCACACCTTCATAGGCTGACTCCGCATCATACATCTGGCAAGCAAATTCCGCTGCAGCTTCTCCGTATTTTACGGATATTCCATAGCAGTAATCAATAAATGCTTGCCTATCTTCATAAGTTTCAATCTGATGGCTTTCCAAGTACTTCAATATCAGTTTTTTTGCCTGATCGCTAACTTTAGATAGTCCATTTATGTACTTTTTCCATATTTCCGTTGAGATATTCATTCAACACCCATATCAACCAAGGTATTTAGCCCCCGGCTTCTCTGTTCCTGTGCCTTAATACGTCTGATATCTGCTTTATCAAAGCCAATCATTTCCAGGAATGTATCTGTGTCAGCAAAGGCAGGTCTTGATGTTGCTATCTTCATGGCAGCATCAGTTGTTGCCGCCACACTTGGCATTGCCGGATTCTTAAAATGAGCCACTATGTCGCGCTGATCTTCTCCAAGTTCATCCATTGAAACATCATGAGAGATTGCAAGGGCCATCAGTGCAATAGTTCGAAGTGCATCACCATTGGAGGTGTTAAGCTGTTCAGCCATGGCTACTAAGGTTTGCGACTGTGCCAAAACTGCGTCTGCACTTGTCGGATTAGCTTCACTTACAACACCAGTATCTGTAACAGTTAAGCCTGTTGCGGCACTAAACTGTGTTGCAAGGATCCTGATCATTTCCACATGAGGCGAAATATTCCCCTGAGTAAGCTGTCCAAAGGTTGGCTTTTCGCCTGTCTCCGGATTAACTGTTGATGCCAGGATACTTCCAACATACTGTTTAAATTTCTGATTAACCACCGCATCAAACTGTTCATCAGTTACACCAAGAAGGTATTTCTGTGGGCTTGTAGCAAACTCCAAGCCGATTGTTGCATTTGCTATAGTCCTTACATAACCATCTATGAGCCTTCTGATAGGTTCTTTTATCCTGGAACGTCCAAAAGGTTTATTGCTTGTTGCATTCCATATAAGAGCCTCCATAAGAGGTCTGCCCATTTTATGAATATATGGAGCCGCATACCATCCATTTGCGTTCCTGTATAATACCCACACATAATCATCTGTGTAGTAATATATAAGGCTAGGCTGCCATGTATTACTGTCCTGCTCATCCGGTACACTGTCGATTATAGCAAAGCCACATGATATTCTTCCCTTTTCACCGTCCCACAATGCGGCGGCTGTCTGTGGAGAATGAAAACGAATCTTGCAACCAATAACAGGATCTGCAGAAAGTGTTGCAAATGTACAGCCATATTTAAGTTCATCCCTGCAGGCCTTTTGATATTCCGCGATAAGATTGTTGTTAAGTGCTATCTGGTCGAGTTCAATCACATCCTCACCACTTACACCAACATATCCATCAAACATTGAACGCGCTGCAAGTACATCAACGCACTTTGCCCCCCACGAACATCCGATTTCCAAACGTCTAAGGCCGTCAGGGAGAGCAATTCCCAGATTTACATCATTAAGGGATATTTTGCCCTCATAATATTTGTCCTTTTCTTTATTCTTGAAGGAGTGAGCATTGAATAAGTTAATAAGCTTATTCATTCTCTCTACTTCATTCATTGGAAACCCTGTTATATTAGCCGCGCTCAAGTTTAATTGCATTTTTATATCCTCATCCTATTCTCATGCTTTTATTGGGGTTTCTCTTGGATGTTTTTACGCCCCACATAGCAAGAGAACATGCTTCAATTGGTAGTGAGTTATCGCCACCAAAGCCCCAGCCTCCGCTTATAGGTCTTTTAGTGGAAGTTATTGCAGAGTCCCTAAGGTCAATCTGCTTTGAATACCATGTCATTTTTTGCTCGTTTAAAGCATCTGTAAGCATTGAAACAGAAGCAATAATATCTTTTACTGACGGACGTATTATTGAGCCTTTAATGCGCCAAATATTGCTGATTTTATCTATCAGAACATCAACTCCATTACGTCCATCTATCACAACACAGCAAGCTTTCTTACTGCGTTCATTAAGCCAGTCAGCAAGCCATTGAGTTCCTTGCCCCATAGGCCTTCTATCAATCAGTGAGACTCTTACAATTCCATCAGAATCCTCAACAGCTCCACAAAGACATACTTCTGAGCCATCCGGAGAGAATTTAACACCATAAGCAGTTTTACCTTCCGGCTTAAGTGCTTCGCTTGCGCATGAATCCCAAGCCTTTTCCGAAATAGCATATTCTGTTTTGTGAGTTGCAACAGGTGTCCACCATCCAAGTCTTTCCCTGGCAAATGTATCCGCATCCATCTGCTCACATTCACCTTCCACCGTGGATAATAATATCCGCCTTCCAAGTGCAGGATTAGTTTTCGCCCATCTCTCTTTTTGTGTTACGTCCCCTATTTCATCAACAGAAAACTCAAACCAGGCTGTTGTCTTTGTTTCGCCCTTAAGCGCTTTATCACGGATTCCGCGAAACACTATTCCTTCTGCATTTGGATCTGGAGGAGTTCCAACATAAATTGTTTGCGGATTGAGGCTTGCAGATATGGCAGGGATAAAAGATGCTTGTGCATCACTGTCTAATTCCTGAGCTTCGTCAAAAATCAGCAGATCACCATGCTGACCTCGACCTCCATTGCGTGTTCTGGCAAGAAACTTTACTCTTGCACCACTCTTAAGAATTATCTGTTCTCTTCCAAGCGCTGTTTTTATGTCCTTTAAATACTTCCTAAGGGCTTTTGTATCAAAAAACGAAGCCATTTCCTCAAATGTCTCCGTTGCTGTTTTCTGCAAATGTGCAGTATATATGACCTGTTCATTGAATAGCACCATGCCCGTCTCTGCTCTTCCAGAGATTAAAGCAGTTTTGCCGTTTTGTCTTGGAACACTTCCACCGCATGTCTTGCACATCCACCTTCCGCTAGGTGTGCGAGCCATCCAATCATCCAACACATCACTCTGCCAAGGATCCAAAACCATACCGCCTATACTCAGTATCTTGCTTGCATCCATGCCGTCACTTTGTAAATATTTTGGGCATACCCTAGCGGACGGCTCCTGACTTCCCATCAGCTTCTCGCCCTTGGAGCAGCTTTGTAATTTCGTCCTCATCCCCATCGTTTCCCTCAATCAATTCTATCTCTTCAAGTGTTTCCCTATACTGCCTTGCAAGTACCGGAATATCCTTTGCATATTTTGCTTCATCTATGGTCTCTGCGAGTATTCTGGCAAGTTCTTTTAGTTTTTCCAATCTATCACCAGTCTCGTTGACCTCTGCTAAATTCCTCATTTTACCCCCAATGTTAAGCCTTGTGTGTAAATCGGCGCTGGACGCCGCGGTCTCGCCGTTGGGAGGGGGAGGGACCACTCCCCATCCTCATCACCACTCACCATCCCTGATGATCATTGCCCTCGCCCGGGTTATTTTCTTATCCCCCGGTATTTTATTTGACTTGGCGGCATTACAACAATAATGAGCAGCCTGAAGATTATCCCAGTCATGACAAGCTTCTTGTGGTGAAGAATATCCAAATTCTTTCCAACGAGAAACAGGTTTAATCTCATCTATTACAAAGGATAAGGGATGCAAATGATCTGAAGGTTCATCATAATGAATCGGACCGAGCTTACCCTTACAGATTCCGCATGGTGCATCCATGGCACGGAACCTGGCTCTGCACTTCCTTCTGTAGTTGCCATTTGAATATCGTGGGTTAGTAGCCATAATTTATATTCCCCTGGTATTTGTATACCCCCAGTGGGTATTGTTCCCCACAACAAAAGCCGCCAGCGTATAGCTAACGGCTCGTGTTGCGTTTTCTTATGAGGGGAACATAGTCTATGGGTGCTATGCTCTTGGGCTTTTACCCACATACATCATAACAGATATATAGTT